AAGGTTCTCCAAGTCACCGTTACGGGATAGTGCGTCCAGACCAGTGATGACGGAGACCTTGAGGTCAGTTCCCATGACGTTCGTGCCGTTGGTCTTCAGCAGCCAGTAGGCGATGGGGCGTTGTATCAACTGGGCCAGGGCAGAGTAGACGCCACCGAAGGCAGTCTCCAATTCCTGGGCCGTTGCCCGCACCTCTTCCGCAGTGACTCGCTCCGCATTACGCTGTACGGCTGACTGCATGAGGAACCCCAAGCCTACTCGACGTTCGTACTTCTCCAGGACTTCATTAGCAGTGCGGATGGCGTCCGGGTTGCCGCCTTGGGTAGGCGCAACGTCGGCAGGCAGGCCGGGGATGGCGTCACCGTTCTCGGAGTTCGCCATGTCGTCAACGGTAGTCACACCGGTTGGGTTAACCAACCAGCGATACTCCGTGCCGAGCACAGCACCGTCAACCACGGCTTCCGACAGGACGCTCATAGCTTCCAAGTCACCGGCGTACTCTTCGATCAGGCCCGTGGCGTAATCGTCATCGTCACCCAAGTCCCAGGTCAGGACGCGGTACGGGAGTTGGTCGGCCGGCCACTTGCCATCGAACTCGGCCGGCAAGCGGGTCTCGTTGACCCACTGTGCCATCTCGTAGTCCCCGTACTCATTCCTGGTGATGTGCTTGTAGAAACATACCTTGGTGGCGTCCAGGTAGCCTGCGCTACCCGAACCGACAGCCTCTTGCACCTTGGAGTCAAGCTCGTCGAACTTCAGGTCTTCCTTGATGATGAGGGTGTGAAGCTCGCCCTTGTTATCACGCTTGACGCAGAAGTGTCTCAGGCCCATGACCCGCATGTCCTTGTCACCAAGGATTAGCAGGACGTTGCCAGCGACGATAAGGTGGCGGACGCAGGCGTAGAGCTTGGGCCGCTGGCCCCGCTCATCCAGCAGCGTTGCTGCATCCCTCTCCATCTTGGCGAGGATAGGGGCGATCTTGTCCGTGGTGAGGCCAGCGGCTTCTAGTTCCTTCTGGGTGTCTGGGCCGGCACTGACTCGGAAGAACGGGCGGGATGGCGCGAACAGCGCCAGCATGATCTTGTTGGTCAGGTGGTTGGTGCCTTGGGCACCGGCTGACTGGTAGTCGTGTGTCTGGTCGGTTGCCAGGGTGTTGAACCCGACGGGCAGGCAGAGTTTCGGGATGGTGAGTCCAGCGTACCTCTCGATGCGTAGCATCAGGGAGGTCTTCATGCCGTTCAGTTCCGTCCAGCACTGCCCAGCAGTGGCGTAGTCCATGGGGCTCCTTAGATTTGCACGCCGCCTGAGTAGTTCCGACCGAAGGCCACCTTGCGCTTCTGGGCGGTAGCGGTAACGGAATCGGTCTGATCGGCGGATAGTTGGACATCGGCTTGGCCGAGGGGTGTGGAAGCAGCCGTGCTGGCCTTGTCTTCCGCAGAGGCGCGGGCAGCGATGGTCGCCTGCGAGTCAGCAGCGGCCTTGGCCGAGGCTTGGAGAGCAGCAGCCTGTGCGGCAGCGGCATCTTCGGTGGCCTTGACTTGTGCTGCCGTGTTGTCTTTGGTGGCGTTGACCATATCGGCCGTCCCCAGGATCTTGCGAACGAATCCACCCATGTGGGCTACTCCTTCATGTATTGTTCGCCGATCTTCCGGTAGCCGGCAGCGAGGTAGTGTTTGGACATAGCCCCAACCTGTCCGTCTCCGGACACGATGTAGGCAGCGTTGTGCATGACGCGCATGGCGTCAAGGAACTCGGGAACTACAGAAGGGGAGTGACTGGTGGGATAAACCCGCAGGACGAATTCCTCTATCAGCAGCGTGACTTCGGAATGCCAGGGGCTCATCAGGTCGAATACCACGAGGTATCCATCCACCATGTAGGCACGGTTGTTCCGTGCACCTTGCATGAGGGAAGCCTTCGCCCGCTCTGGGCTGAAGTGCCTCATGAATGGAACGAGGTCAGGCCGCGTCATCTTCCCGATGACCACCATGGCCTGCTCGATGTCTTGTGGAAGGGCGGGGTAGGCATTCATCCTACGACGTACCCTTCGCGGAGTGTCCTGAGGACGAACTCCATACCGGCAAGGAAACCGGCTTCCAGTTCAGTCTTCGGCAATGCGCCGACAACCCGAACCTTCTTGTCTAGTGCCGCATACGCCTCAGGGTTCATGCGGTTCAGGTACCGAACTTGCGTCGGAACCGTTGTTGATTCTGCAGTGGTCATAGAAACTCCTGTGCAATAAGGGTACTAGAAACCCGAAGGAATCAGTACCGTTATTGCACACAGGTTAGGAGAAGAAGTAACGGCTTCTCAGCACCTCTCGAATGTCCAGGGTTCCCCGCGAGGGTGGCTCTGGACACTCTTGGTACTTCGCCTTGAACTCCAGGATGGGGTCATGTGTCTCATACATCAGGACGAACTGCTCACGGATGATCTGGTATAACGCCTGCGCCTTGGCGGCATGTGTCCCATAGTCATCATGAATCATCGCAACCGCATCTATTCGTGCGTTAGCACAAGCCGCTGTAGCGAGGTGCAGATGGGCCGCGTCCATGCTGTGGACAAAGTTTGGAGCCAGCCCGTTGCTATGCTTGGAGAGATCAGCCTCGTCTGTCTCAGTGAGGACTCTGATCTTCATAGGCCCATGGAGCTTCGTGTTGATCCGATGAATCTCGGCAACGTAGTAAGCCTGCGCAGCTGGGAAGCCGCTGGGGCTTGTCCAGGTGATGACGGGTTCATCCCCCTCCGGGACAGCCTTCAGGATCGCCTTAGCACAGGCCTTCAGCCAGTCCATGGCCTGACGGCCCTTGACGACGACATCCCCGATGGCAGGCCATACGGCTTCCATCAAGAGTCCAGCAGCCTTCTGCCACTCCTTCTTTTCGAAGGGGTTGTTCTCCAGACCGCGGAGGTAGTCGCTGATGATGTACTCTTGGGCGGCACGCTTCGTGACACCGTAGGGTGTGGTCATCACAGACCGTTTCACCACTGACCGGCTAACACCGTGTTGCACCCAACGTACCCGGAGACTCTCCAGGTCAGGGTCAGCACAGGACATTGCGGTCAACCTTGCCAGAGACGCTTCCGCTACGCGGCGGTAGATGTCCTGCATGGTCGGGCTATCTGTGAGATTCGTCGCCTCACCGCCTACTTCGTCCCGCAGAAGCGCCGAGAGATTCTGCAGACCGTTGCACGAGCCGTCCATGCTGATGGGTAGGTGGCTCACGAATGCCGAAGGCCAGAGCCTCCACCTTCGGAACTCCATGCACCATGCGATGAACTGTATGGGGTCAGCGGCTTCCGTCCACCACTTACAGTCCAGAGGCTCCTCAGCACAGGCGATGATCTCGGCCTCTCGGGCCATCACCCATGCTTGTCGATCCTCTAGGCTGGCCTTGTCGAACCCGAACTTGTTCGCACCTTGCACGCAGAACCACATCACAGCGTCCGCATCTGTGAGCGGGAGACCTTCGGCGAACCGGAGCAGGCCCTTCTGGAGGTCACTGCCCTGGGGGTTCATGCCATAGGTCATGGGATACAACCGCCCACGAGAGTCCGCGAAGTACACGAAGTGTATGGCGGGGTACGCCTTGAACATATCGGCTGCGCGGGTCGCACTGTAGAACCTACCGAAGCTCACGGCCTGCAGCTTCTTGCGGGTGTACCACTCGGTCATCGTCCGCTTCCATGCAGTGAGTGCGGCTTCTCGCTCGACACCCCACTGCTCCCGTGGAAGACCGTCCTTGATCCACTCCAGTGGCTCTGGCCTAGGATCGGACTTCATGGACATCACCTCACCCACGCTGAAGTGTTTTCCGATCTCCAACACGAGGTCGAGAACCTTCTGGTTCACGGCCCACTTGGTGCGCTGCAGTTGATTCACTGCCGCCCGCACTACGGGCATATCAGCATCCATGTAGTACGGTGTTCGGGCCAGCCGGTGGCGGACGAGAGTTCCATGTGCCCGGCGCATGTCCTTGGTGTGGAACCCGCCATCAGCATTGGTCGTCCAGTCCAGCGGGGGCTCGACGCACGGGCCGAAGACCGGCATCGTGATAGCGACGAACCCCTTGACTTGTTCGATCCGTTCCATCAGATCAGGGCTGATCGTGACCAGCCTAGGCTTGACCTTATTGTGCTGGAGGATGGGGTCTTCAATGTTGACCATGCCCATGGCCTCGATCAGGCCCAGTAGGTAGATGCCCACTTGGTCACGTGCCCCCAACGGCCATTCGATGACCACGATGCCTGCGTCCTTGGCCTGCATCTTGAACACCGTCATGCGATGTCGCTCATCCTTCGAGAGTCTCCGATTGAAGTCTCGGCTCAAAGTGTAGTACAACTCTGGTGCCGCGTCGGCTATCTGTTCCAAGACCAACTCGTTATGCACCGTGGTGCCAATGGCACGAGCCACAGCACGTAGGTCTGCACGTGAGCCGATCTGGAAGACGACGTTGAGGCAGGTGCGGATAGCCAGTGAGGCTACCGCATCTGGGTCGAGTGCATCCAGCAGGGCGGCATGCGCTTGGCGCACACCCACTCGCCGGGTGGACAACTCGCTGCGGATCGCATTGCTCAATGGCAACACGTACTCATCTAGGATGGCCTTGGCGTAGGGGTTCGTCACAGCGCGTCCCTTGTCCTCGGCCCTTGCCATCATGTTCTCGGCACGCTTGATGCCGCCATGGAACATGACCTCTTCTACTTCGCACTGCGACAGTAGGCGGGTCACTTCCGCTTCTTCGGCCATGCCTTACCCTTCTGGTGTTCGCGCCGCAGCCGAGCAGCCTTGTGTCGTTGGAACTCCGCACGCTCCCATGACGGGAGTTGCGGGATGAGTATGTCGATCATCGCTGCAAGATCAGCGACCTCACCAAGGAAGTCTTGGCGAGCCGCTTTGTCCTGATGCAGGAGAACCTTGAAGCCGGCTTGGCCGACCTCGCAGCCTTCTTCGCCGAGCTTCTTGGTGAGGTAGTTGTTCATTCGTCCGGTGTGTCCTTGTCGGAACGGTTGGTGATGAATCGGGGTTCTCGCAACCTGCCGTCTTCGGTCAGGCCCATGCAGTCGATCTGTACGATCTGACCCTTGCGCGGCACCTTGTCGAAGGCATGCGGCACGCCGCTGCCCACTGCAGTGATGACGCCTTGATACTCCACGCGGATGGTGTAGACCGGACGGCCTGTCTTCTCGCCTGTCTCGACGGCGTAGCCTAGGCAGCGGATGTCCAGACTTAGCACCGGCTTGACCTTGATGATCTCGCCGTTCTTGACGAGGCCGAAGGTGTAGCCCTTGGTCGGATCGCGGAGGATCGCGCCGTCGTAGCCGCCTTCGGCCTTCCAGGTGATGGCCCACTCCAAGGGGTCGCCGTCCCACTCACCGCAGCGGTAGGTCGCGGCGACTCGGAGGTTCGGCATGACACAGTCCCTCACCAACTCCTCGACGTTGCCGAAACGGCTGGAGTAGTTGTAGGCAGTCTGCATATCTGGCGTCAGCATGTCGTGCATCACGAAGCAGAGGGCGCGCTGTGCACCCTTGGTCTGCGTCCGGAACCATCCGCTGATCGTGGGGAAGTCGATGCCCTCGGCCCAGACCTCGCCGAGCACACAGAACGGATCGAAGGAACCCATGTCGCTGGCCGCGTCGTGCAGGTCGTTCAGTATGTGCCGGCAGGATGCCGAGTAGTCCTCGCCAGTGCGGCTGACCATTCGACACTTGCCGCGGTCAACGCTGATCTCGGCCTTGCCGAAGCAGCCATCGTACTTGCGCTGCAGCCACATGCCAGCATGCGCCGCCATACGCTGGCTATTCGCCTTCTTGAAGGCAGCGGGGAGTTTGTCCCACTCCACCGCCTTCATGTACTTGATGTCAGCCATAGTCTGGGAACCTCATTGCGTTGACCCGCAAGGCGTGGGCGCATTTCTGCTCCAGCACTAGCAGGGTATCGGTTGCCTTGACCGTCTCGACGCACGTTGCATAGAGGTCGGCCTTGCGTTCGTCGGGCCATCCCGTGTTGGCAAGAATGCCATTCAGGATGTCGTGCAGCTCGTACTCGAATTGATCCCACTTCCGTTGGGCCGCGCAGAACAGAAGCGCCAGAGTGGTGGTCATGGCTGATCGGGGCGGGGTGTCTTCGATCATCGCGTGGCCTCTCGGGCTTGGCGTTCGGCTTCCACCGTTGCGAAGTGCGTGAGGAACAGCGCATCGCAGGACAGGTGGGCGATGGACAGTTTACCGCTCTCCTCATCAACGTGCTGAAGGCCGTGCTCATTGATGGCGGCGAGGTGGCGCATCAGGGCATCCAGGTACTTGTCCTGAGGCACAGTCTTCCACGAGTCCACATCGTACTTGATCACGCCGAATTCCAAGATGCCAAGTACTTGGCGTAAGGCCTTGGCACAGCCGCCCAGCAGCAGAGACCACTTGGGCTTGCCGCCGTCGAACTTCATGCCGCCATTCTTTGCAGCGAGCGCGGCCTTGCCAGCGGGTGTGGCCCAATCTGGGGCTGGCATTGGCCCCGCGCTTTCCTTGCGGCAGTTATCCAGGACAGACAGCAGTGGGGAGAACGGCTGTTGGCCGGGCACCTTCCACATGCTGTTGTCGAGTGCCCCGGGTTGCATCTTCGCGGCAGGGGTGCTGCCGGTAACGGGAAGGTTGCGATCCGAATTGGTCATCAGTTGCTCAGTAGTCCCTTGCGCTTGGCAAGTGTGTTGAGTGTGTAGCGACTCCGACTCCAGCCGCCGCATCCACCGCAGTGCATGCGCTGGTACTTGCCGGTCTGGGTGTAGGAGAAGCCACGGGCCTGGATGTCGTCGCTGCCGCACTTCGGGCAACGGGTCGTGTCATCCGGGTAGAAGGCTGCGAGGTTGGGGTGTCCGACAGCCCACGGGCGCAAGCGCAGGTAGACCTGCCGCAGAGAGCGCACGTCATCGATGTTGTACAGGCGCATCTGCCGCCATGCTCGGGGGTTGCCCTTGAGGCATTCCACCCACAACTCGAAGCCCGCGAACTCCGCATGCTTGCGCTTGGGCACCGTGCTCATCTTGTCCGCCATGTACTCCAGCTTGTTGCTGGTGAAGGCGAAGGCCTCCTTGGCGATCAGCATGGTATCGATGACGATCAGCGGGGATGGCGGCGGCATGTTCATCAGCACCATGCGGGCCTTGATCTTCTTCAGGTCGAAGCGCTTGCCGTTCTGGGCGACGATGAAGTCCGCTTCGTCCAGCAGTTCCCACAGCCGAGCCA